TGGTGGAGGCGAGGGGAATCGAACCCATTTTTTCCTGTTTTTAGCATGGTACTCAATGCCGTTTTTTGTTGATATGACGCCATTTTCTGCTTGTTGTACACTCGCTGAAAACAGTCAATATTGCGACTAAAAAAACAAAAGTGTGTTATAAAGTGTGTTAAACAAAAACTGTTTATCGAAGAGTTCTACGTCCTTGATTAGATGCGTTGATAAATGTTTCCCAGTGAATTGCCCAGCAAATTAAGGAGCTACTCCTCCCCACGATAAAATTGAGATTTCAAGCCTAATCCCCAGACTTGCTAATTCATTGATTGCATTAGGTGAAAGTTCAAAATAAATTTGCGCATCATCTGACTGAACATAGCATTTAATTCGGACATCTGCATATTTAGCTATACTTTGTATATAAGCCTTTCTTGGACTAATTATTGATAGTAGATCCCTCAAAATTTGATCAATTTTTTTGGTATCGTCCATTTTCATCTCGTATACCCAAAGATCATACTCACTTTCTCCAACCACTTTACTAATAACTTCGCCTTTTTTGACGGCCCTTGATGGATTTATTTTGAGATTATTTTCAATTTCATCGAAGTTTAGCTTATGTCCCCTTATAATCAGACCGCAATTACCTATATTTATCATATCACTCCACTCCTCAACTGGCATGGTATTCAATGCCCTTTTTTGTTGATATGACGCCAATTTCGGCATGTTGCATACTTGGTGGAAATGGTCAATATTGCGACTTAATAAACAAAAGTGGGTTATAAAGTGTGTTAAACAAAAACTGTTTATTGATTATGCGTTTCTTTCTAGTATCCTGGCTCAATCATTGACAAACCCTGTGCCAATGGGAACAATGTATTACATTGATTTACATACCAGTAATTTTTTCCTTAATGTTGTAACTATGGCTTTGACGGGGTTATCCCATATTTCTTCCATATCAGAGCATTCATTTCTGTACGAAGTGGGTTCGACAATAAGTATGTCATTTCAGCAGTATTTAAATTGGGTATCGTAAAATTTATAATATAGTTTTTCGCAAAGGCCATATAGCCCTTAGAATAGGGCTTGCTGGTATGGAAAATATAATACCAAAACGCATCTGATTCTAAAAACACCTTAAGGATACGAAGTTCTTTCTCGTCTTCAGAAAAAAGAGCATAACCACAATAATAAAGTAGATTTTCATCCAATGCGAGTACAGCTATTGGGCTTCCTGCAATATATGGAATAAGCAATTTCTTTCCAAAATTATTCATTCCCTGTGTTCTACCATACGCATACCAAGTAGGATAATTACCTTTCCCCTTATCTCTTTGTTCTAAAACATTTTTTTGAATGCAAAGGAATTCGTATGTTTTCGGATATTCCTTTGCTAAAACTGATTCTTCGATGATGATAAAATTCCCGTTGTCTTTGATATACGGAAAAATCGCTTTCTCTAATTTTTCATTTAATTCCTGCTCGTTCTTTATGATATTGGGCTTTGCTACGTTGATGCAAATTGATTTTTCTATCGCATAACTCATACCTTCATAAGTACGATAATAATATTCCTCATCTTCTTTGTTTGGTGTAAAGAAAAATAAATCATTTTTCAAAGTGGCGAGACCATTACGGATTTTCCAATTAGAAAGTGGCTCCCCGGCATTTTCTAACTTATAAATAATTTCATCGATGTTGTCTTTTCTCATTCGCCACGATGCGCCATCTAAAAAAGTATTTGTCTCATATTTCGAATAGTGATGATTGTTTAAAGTATTATCTTCGTTGATACGGACATAATAAATGCTATTTTCTTGCTTTCGAGTGTCAATCAAAGTGATACAGGTATAACTTGTAACTTTCTTAAAGATCTGAGCATCTCTGAAGTCCACAATTCTTATTGGATATTTTTGATTTATAAGATAATTTCTAAGACCTCTACCATTTATACCCTGTATATAACCATTCGGTGTAATATACCCCAATATTCCATTAGGACTTAAAATTGAAAGCCCGATCTCAAAAAATGGAATGTAAAGATCAACATTTCCAGTAGAAGCTGTTTCCCAATCATTCAAAAACTGTTTTGCTTTCTCGCTCATATTTCGTGATCGAACATAAGGAGGATTTCCAATAACACAGTTAAATCCATCGGGGCATTTCTTTTTTAGCTTTGTGATAGTTTTTTTATTTAACATATCAGAGCAAAACAAATTATACTCACATGTCTCAAATTCTCCGTTTTGACAAGCTAAGAGCGTCAACAATAACTTCGTCTTTCTAATGGCATTTTCATCAATGTCAACGCCAAATATATAATTAGTTAATATTTCCACATATGTTAGGTTGTACTTATTGTGTATTTGTTCTGCTGCTGTTATTAGGAAAGACCCACATCCGCAAGCCGGGTCAATTGTAAGTGGCGCGAAATCAGTAACAAAACACTTTTGAATAATATATTCCTTGATTTCAAACGGAGTATATACTACTCCTTTTTCTTTTTTTACATCGGATGGAACTAAATGCTCAAACAGTTCAACAAGGTCTGAAAAGGAAAAACGCTCTTCGCAGTTAGAAAGGTAGTCATACGCTGATTCACAAAGTTCTTTTGCTATACTTGAAATGCAATCGTCTATAACTATTGATTTTTTATAGGGGATCTCAGACATCCTTACAAAACAGTAAATAAGCATACGCTCAATATCATGAGCCTCCGAAGAATACTTGCTTAGGTCTTTAATAATTTTCTTCGTATTCATTAATTCACTCCATTTAAAAGTTCTATTCTGTTGATCGTCCGACCTTCACTAATGATTAGCGCTTTCTCATCATCAGTAATTTCATATAATTCATAACTGATATTATCAAGTTCATCCCATTTAGAAGTCAGTGTATGTGATATAACATCTTTAATTGCAGGTATTGCTGTAATATATCTACTTTGCAAATCCACAATTTCATCATGGAGTGATGCAAGTCGGTTAACAATATTTGAGCTGTTTTTTATTTTGGCGGATGGAAAGGGGATAGGCGCAAGGAACTGCTTATTGAATTTATAATATCCTCCACTTTGCGGATTTGCTCCTGCTTTGCCAAGTACGGAGAAAACAGTTGAGTTAAAAATACAAGTAATTGCCTTCATCACATTATGGCTTGCCCCTGTAACAGATATAAACCACACATTTGCATTATCCATATATAAGCCCTTGTTAGGAACAAAGGTAGCAATCGTGTCCCTTGCAGTCATTGGGATAATAATTTTATCCACATAGTACATAGTCTGATTATGTTCTCTTGTGAAGGTATGCCATAAGTCTCCTGCTCTACATTCAACAAAGCCTTTTATCCTACCTTCATTTTGTGAAAGATACTTATAAGCTAGAGGATACCTGTATTGCAACTTCGAAAACGAAATTGCATTGGCTGTTGCTCCTTCATAGGGGAAGATGCAGTATGCATCAGGTTCAACATTCTTAAATGGATAGAAAACCCTATTGTAAATAACTCCCCTTAGAATACCCGTTTCCACTCTGACAGTTTCTCTAAAGCCATTTTGACCAATAGCTACACCATTTTCAAAGTGCACATCGGAAAGATGATATATCTTCTTCCAAAGAGCCTGAATGCCATCCTTTATTGCTAAATGTGGGTAACCAGAAAGTATACCAAACTGCTCAGCTAACCTTGATTTTATTTGCGTAATAGCAAAACTATCAAATGCCCATGTAGTTGTTCCTTCTTGGCCTGGAATATTTAAAAAGACACATCCTTCAAAATTGCCATTTGAGTTACTATTCTCAAATTTAGTCTTAATTTCAGGCGCTTCAGAAGACATGTAGTAATATTGTACATTCTCACATGGTCTATTACTTAAAATCATAATAGAAGCATATACTATTCTGCCTTTGAAAATATCGGTTGCTTTGAAATCGATGAGTTTTTTTAAATGCTTACCGCTATTAATTAATAGACGTGCAGTCCTTCCATATTCGGTTCTAAACCATCTTCGTTGAATAATAAAGCCAAGCTTACCATTTGCATTTAAAAGACGAAGGCATCGTTCGATAAAAAGCACTGCTAAATCAGCCTTGCCCTCAAATGAATTATATTTTTCACTCAGATAAGCATGCATTACCGGTTGTGCTGCTTTATAATATTTGGTTTCTACATATGGTGGATTTCCGATTACATAAGAAAACCCTCCATAATTTGTAAATACTTCAGCAAAAGCCGAATTTAAACTAAAAGGTTTAATATTGTATACTTGATCAGGAGTAAATCGCCTGTCTACATCTACAAGTGCGTTACCTAATTTTATATTATCTGCAATCTCACGCAATACTCTATCCCCAAATGCTCCGATGCCTTCCCAGGCAAGTGGGTTGTTACCATCTACTATCTTAAGAGCAAGTGACATTTTTGTAACTTCAATGGCTGCTTCATCGCAGTCAACCGCATAAATGCAGTTCGTTACTATTGCTCTGCGTCCAATAATGGTCAGCAAATATTGACCATCTTTTACACAATAATAATCCGCATAAGCATTTCGTTCTTCTGCTATTTCAGAGAAAATATGAAGCATTTTAGATGCTAAATGCTCAAAGCAAGATACTATAAATACTCCAGAACCGCAACAAGGATCCAAAATCTTTATTTTAAGAAGCTCATCAATATTATTAACATCACTTAAATCTAAGGTTTGCTTGCAAATCATGTCTACGATATGTTCGGGTGTAGCAACTGCACCATTTGAGCGTATGTATTCCTCTTTGGTTATTTCTCGAACAATACCATTTTCAACTATCAATTGTTTACCCAAGAACTCTTCATAAATATTTGCAATAACTTTAACTGGGATAACATCAAAACGATAAGGGAACGGATAATATAACTTATTAATAAATTCCATTAAGTTTTCATTGTTTAGCTGAAGTTGTTGAAAACTCTCGTCACGAGCAAACATTGCACCATCATAATGGTTATAAAACTCCATATAGCAACTATTCTTAAATGCATCCCAAAAACCTTCTGGTGACTGAGCAAAATGCTTCAGCTTTTCCTGTCCCTCAATGCCTTTTGATTCACAAACACGAATAAATACAATTCTATCGAGAATGACCTGCGTATAGTAATTTAATGCAACATTAGTTTTTATCATGGCAGAATTATTGGAATACAAATTATCTGCAAGTCTTTTCCTAAAAGCGGAAAGAATATCCATAAACTGGCTATCTACTTTGTTCCTACCTTCAACAACGGTAACAGCATACAATTCTTCTAAATGATTAGAACAAATTTTATCACGCCAAAGATGTTCAAAAATCATATCAAAATTATCAATATAATCATCTATAAAAAATTGTTTAGTTCCCATGTTCGCAGGTTGGTCTGGTTGCGGAATAAAACGAGTATCATAAATAACAAATTGTTCAAAATTTGAAACAAACGCACATGGAGCCTGTGCGGACCATCCATAAGATCGAATTTGATATGCAGCTTCAGCATCTGCAAAAATATTAACATCTAGTGATTTTGCATCTACAAAGCTTTTAATAATTGATCCATTCAGTAGAATATAATCGGGTTTTCTATGGGGAGATTGAATTTCTTGCAGCCTTTGGCGCTGCCTTCCACGTAAAAAACGTTCTTGAAGAATTTGGTTTGTGTTTTGGACATCCCACCCAAATATCCCAAGAAATTCATTTAACCATGTACGAATAGTTTCCTCACTAATATTTGCATGGTTTTCCAAACGCTGGGAGTTGTTATATCTATTAATGAGTTCTGATAGTTTTTGTTTAATTTCAGCTTTGTCAACACACATGCATAAATACCTGCCCTCATAATTATTTATCAATTTTGTCTGGTATATAGTCGATAATTCCACCATAATTGCAATCATGATTATGGCATAACTTATCCAATATTATTAACTTAACAGGCTCTCTTCGGCGCAACTTGGCCATGGTATTTGGCGATACTTCAGAAGCATTTTGTAAATCTGCTTTACTCCTTTTCTTATCAACAAGCAACTTCCACAATTTATCATATGAAACAGTCATGACACTTTCCATACATTTAATAACTTTTATTGTAACGTTATCATTCGCATACTACAATATGTTTTCGCATGACTGTGTGAATTGTTCATAGAGCAAAGACTGCACTAAATGTTCCATCCTTCGGTGCAGTCTTTGCTTTCGAGTCTTCGCTTTAAGCGAGTATGTCAATAATTTACTTGTTTTCGTAAATCACTATGTTAAACTCCCTTTTCGGAGCGGTTTATCTATATATCAAAATATTATGTATATCATTCTAGGATAGACTTACCGTAGGCTTCTTCAAGTTGTTTCCTTACAGAAGTATGATCATGTACTATGCCGCAGCACTCAAATTTATCATCACATAGAAATCTTAAAATGTTCCTTTTATATTTCTTGTTTATGGTATATGTGCAGTTCGAGTAAACTGGCTTTTCCACACACCTTGCATACAATTTTAATTGTGGCGCCCTTGCCAATCTTAGCTCTATATATTGTCTTGTTCTTCGCATTCCTTTTTTACCAAAGTGTCATAATGGGCACTCAGAACGCTGAAAAGCCGCCCGGCAGGATTATTCCCACCGAGCGGCTTCGTCATATCTATTCAATTATATCCACCTTGTACCCGTCCCACTTCACGATGTGACCGTAGGTCTCCATGAGGGCTCTAGTTGGCCCATATGTGATTCCGGACAGCTTGACGCCTTCAAGCGTCTTCTTGACCTTCCCGGCAGCATCTAACATCCGAATTGTGACTGCCGGATCCTGCTCCAGCTTCCGCAGCCATGCTACCGGATCCACATCGCTGCAGTCTGTCCAAGGCGCCTTCCGCACCTCAAAGTGAAGGTGCGGGCCGGAGCTGTTGCCGGTGCTGCCTTGTATCCCCAGCCTCTCACCTGGAGCAATCGTCATGCCCTGTGTGACAGCCACTACGGCCAGGTGAGCATGGATCAGGTCATGCCCATCAGCGGTCCGAAGTATCACATAATTGCCCCAACCCTTGGGATCGGCGCCTTTGGATCCCGCAGCAAACCGAGCGCGAATCACGGTGCCGGTGGCCACAGCGTAGACGCTCTTGTCGTCTCCCTGGGCGGCGTAGTCCACCCCTGTGTGATAGCCCTTCTTGTAGGCGGAGTTCTTCCGGCCGTACTCCTGGGTCATCACACATTCCTTCATTGGCAGTAAATCAGTCATCTTTGATCGCCTGCTTTACAAGTTGATTCGCATACACGCTGCAGCCTGCACATAGGATGCCCTGTGTGATGGCTGTAAAGGCTGCAACCAAGCCTTCCTGGTATGTCTGCACCTGTGATGTCCCGAGCACCCACAAGACGGCCAGAATGATGCCGCCAAAGCCAAGGACTAGAGGAATTTCGCTGTCCTTCACAGCGCTGCTCTTCTTCAGTCCGATGCCAATGAAATAGAGCACTGCTATCAGGATCAGCAGTTCCGGTTTGATGTAGTTCATAAAAGTATCAATATCCATTTTTTCTTTCCTCCTCGTTTAATTTATTCCAACTGCATTGACCAATGTGATCAGCAGTGAAACCACTGCAACCGCCCAACCACCCCAGACACGGATCGCATTACTGACGGAAGCTCTCCCTTTTGCCTGGCTTACCAGGTCAGTAAGGACCTCCTCGCAGCTGTCTACTCTCTGCCGGAGGCCGTTGTACTGTTTGATAAGTGTCCGTGTTTCCTGCAGATCCGTCTTCAGCCCTTGGAGCATCTCAAAGAGCTCCTTGTTCGTATACCATTGTCCGTTTTTTTCTTCTCCCATGAGCTCACCCCTGCAATATCAATTACTGGTTCAAAATATCCAAAAAGAACAGGAATAAACACTCTAAGCCCTCAATTTCAGGCTATCCTGAGCCCTTCCAGGAAGCCCTTTTGAGCGGACTGTTTTGCAATCATGTTTTCCCCGAATAATGGTGATTTTTCCAGCCGGATAGTCAACAGATGCGCTCAAGACTCAGAAAAAATAGTGGATAGGAACCAACATCCTTCCGTTGACAATCATCTGTGAAACATCTTTCTCGCACTAGGTGCTGTTTCCCCAGTACTTTATCTGCATAGGCCACCATTCGATTTTGCCCCACTCTCTCACGATCTACAATCTCGCTTGAACTTCAGCTTTGACCTCTGGAAGTATGATGTCGTCAATACAGATAAGTCCAAGATTGATTAGACGTATCAAATCCTCAACCAATCAAATCACCCCCAAGCTTTTGTAGTAAAGGTAATTGATCTTGTCCTCTTGCGTTGGGTCTAAGCTAACCTTCGGTTTTCCTCCCCAGGTCTGTGTTTTGGCGTCATAAGATCGTCCAAGTAAATCAGAATCCAACACATCAATGGGAATCATGTTTGCTGCATCAACTTTACCGCTTAAATCGGATACAGCGAAGCATTTGTTATTATCATCAATCTGCGCGTACCTCATATAACCTCCTCAAACAAATTCAATAACCTGCCAGTCAAACGTGTTCCAACTAACCTCCGAGCAGGTGAATGTCAGCGTCGTGCTGTTAGTCAACACGCAATAAACGCGTGCATCTGGGCTGCCGTCGAACACCCCAAAGTTGTTAACCAATAAAAAAGACTTACTGGTTGTTACTGCAGAGATCGTTACAGTTGCCGTTGACGCCGTCGGGAATGCAGCTGTCCCTCGCTGTATGCTCTTTATGGCCGATTTTGTCGTCAACGCGTCGGATAGACTGCCGATCTTTGCATGTAGGCTTCCGGTTGAACTGGATGTGTCCGTCCTAAGCCCCACCTGTCGTTGGATGAATGCTAATACAGCACCGAATAAGTCAAGCATCAACTAGCCGCCCCCTCGTCAATGTATTCGCCGCTGAATGCCAGCGTAAGGATATTACGAATCCCGCCGCTTGCTCCGTCCTCTGGCGGCAGGTATCTGAAGACCTTGGAAATAACTTGTCCGTTGTACAAGTAAGTCGCCGCTCCGTTTGTACCGTAAAGGCAATGAATCGCATCGCCGAAAATCCCGGAATAAACCGTAAAGTGCAGCGCATTGTTTGCCGTCCATGCTCCGCTTGTTCCAGCCCGGTAATAACACGGATGGGCGGCATCCTGGCTTGATTCGCCGATGAGGTGGAAATGGTCCGTTGAATCCCCGACTTTTTTGACGATCAGCCAATAATTGTTCCCTGAGGTCAACCCTGTGAGACTCAATGGGATATAGACTGTTCCGGCATCGGCCGGCAGAAATTCCTTGGGAATGACGATGGTTTTTAGAAGTGTTCCTTCCGTTCCGCTTGGGTCGAAGTCGCTTCCCCTAATCTCGATCGTCATATCTTGTCCAAGGCCATCGGCAGCGATTTTTAGCTCTGCCCTTGTGACGCTCGTTACGCCTGTCGCTGTGAACCGAATCGCGTAGTTGTTAACCGATACGTTGTTTTCTGTGGTTCCGCTGCCTGTTTTGCTGTCCACCGACGATCCGGTATATAGCATCTTGAATGGCTGCGTAGATATCAGCGCATTCATGATATCCGCCGACAATTCGGTCAACCCATCCTTAAAGGCATTCATCAACTCACCCCCGTAAATGTCCATCGGACTTCAATGGTCAGGACCATATCGCTTGTTTTGGAAAATGGCTGAACCAGCCGATTCAGCAGCGTCCCCGATCCAACTGAATCGGTTGACCTCGCCACGATGCCAACGCATTCATGATCGCCGTTGCCTTCGCTCGCGATGAGATAGGTCCTTAGTCTCGCCAGAGCTCCGGTTCTCGACTTGGTTGTGATGGCTTTTCGCCCGACTTCCGTCATGGTGGCTATGGAGTCGGTTAATTGAGCCACCGCATCGTTGCTTCCCCATACGCAGTGCATTGCCGCCGTTCCGGAAGGATTCTCGCCAATCAGCAGTGAGGCGAGGTTTTCAAGGCCGCCCTGGACGATTTTGTTTTTGTATGGGCCTTGAGTCCATTTACGCCCTGTCTTTTTATCCTCGAATTCCAATCGCCACTCGGCAATCATTTCGATTTCCTCATTCAGATTGATCACCTCCCAGCTTTATTTACATACCACGAATCCGCAGATGGCGTCGGCGTTGCCGCAATAATACGGCGGGTTTCTCAATGTGTTCTCTGCTTCATCGGCAGATGTTGCTGTTTCGGATCCGTATTTGAATTTATGCAGCAGAGAAGTGTCAGCTGTCTGCTCCTTGTTTTTCGAAGATGCCAAGGTCGCCAGAAACTCGGCTATGCCCTTGAGCTTGCTTCCGGCTTCCACCTGGTATTTGAACGCCCCATTCTCCCGTGTTATGGAAACCTTCTGGATCAGATAGATGTTATCAATGCCCCTTGCCGGCAGGCTGACCGTTACGAGCTGCCCAGGTTCCCATCCCGGCGTTTCACTGACGAAAGAAACCGCCGTCGCCGGATTTGCCCGCTCTCTCAGTTCGGCGTTGCCCCTTGCTTCGGCCGATTCGATGGTCAACAGGTCCGTCTCAACGACGGACAACTCATAGATGCCGTCGCCGCCTTCAAGCGCAGCGACCGCAAGCTGGGAATCCGTGTCATCAACGACTGTAATGACGTCGATGGGCTGTTTTGCATGCAGCTCGAACAACACCCCGGCCGCCGGCGTGGTTGTGCCGAAGGATGCCCGTATGTATTTCTCTGTGTAGTTCAGGAGATAATCGACCGTGGCCTCGTCTGTGACATTCTCGATGCCGATCGAGACCCCCGCGCCTCCGACATAAAGCATGTTTTCCGAAGGTGACCAGGGCAGCACCCATTGTCTCGCCGCTCCATCAGCTTTCCAGTAGAGGATCTGTTCATCGGACAGCATCGTGCCGCCCCGCACCCGGACAGAGTTTTTCAGCGTCTTCGTATCAATCGTGTGGGTGAAATTCGTGAAGGTTGCCGATGAATCGATGATTTCCGGCGCCAGCTCAGAGAAGCCGCTGAACCATTTGACGTCCTTTTGGTAGTCAACGTCCCATTCCCATCCGACATATTCCGAGAGTTCCTTGAAGCATGCACTGGGGTATTTCTCGTTGAAGGTGATGGCTTCTATGGCCGGAGCTCCCGTAAGGACTCCGGAATAGGTGAATCCCGGGCAGTATTTGTCGATGATGTCCTTGATGATATAGTAGGGCGTTTTAGATGTATATTTTTCAATGACAAGGAGCTTGTCGAGCTGCCTGGTGAAGTCATCGCAACTCACTTGCCAATAATACATATCCGCGGCCCGGCCGGCCTCTTTGACCTTTGAAACCGTCCCGGCAAAGACCAGTTCTGACCCGTTGTATGCCTCGACCGTCTGATACTCTGACGGCTTATCGCCGCACACTGTATATGAACATGTATTGATCTCCGATGTAAGCACCCTGGAGACCTTAAGGCTCTTTGGCGTCAGGTCCGCTATTCGCTCAATCCCGGCAATCAGTAAAGAATCGCTCATTACACCACCCCTAAATAAAGGAGCTTATTGTAAAGGCCGTCCCATATCTCCTCTGCGTTATTGCCGTAAATGTTGAATATGTTGTTCTGGTTTCCGGTACCCAGAGGTGTTACCCTGGCGCCGGAAGGAAGGTCAAGGATCTCCGGACCTTCTTCTCCGACAAGAACACGGCCGGGGGATATTACTGTGCCGCCGGTAGCCATTGCCGGCAATTCCCATTGAGTGGACGAAACACCCACGGAAATCGATTTGTTGTCCGTGGCGCCGAAGAAGTCCTTGACCGCTGTGACGACCGCATTGATCTTGTCGATGACGCTGGAAAACACATCAAGGACCTTATTCACGACGCCGATGACCACATCAAAAGCGGCCTTGATCACGTTGCCGATGACCGGAAAGTACGGGACTACCCAGTCATAGATTTTTTTGAGGATAGGGAACAGGCTTTTGTCCAGGATCCTCCAGACCTTTTCAACGATGTTCCATATGTCCTGGAAGGCGTTGATAATAAAATCCTTGATCTGCGGGATATAGGGCTGCACCCAATCGTATAATTTCTGCAGCACCGGCAGGACGTCGTCGGTGAAGATGTTATAGACCGTGGTCACGACGGTCGAGATCACGCCGAATACCGTATCCATTGTCTTTTGAATCTCCGGCATGTGCGCCATGACCCAATCGAGGACCTTTTGAAACATCGGTAGGAATTCTATGCCTATTTTGGTAACGACGCCTTCCAAAGTTGCCTTGGTGGCATCCCAGGTATCGCCGAATGCGTCGCCCGCTTCGATGGCTTCTGTACTCATCACCAACCCGAGTTCGTGAGCTTTCTTGGTCATTTCCTCGATGCCTGCAGACCCAAGTCCCAACAACGGAGCCATATCCATCGCGCCTTTTCCGAGAAGCTGCATCGCCAGCGCATTCCGCTCTGTTGCATTGGGCATATCGGCCAGCTTTGCGAGGACTTGCGGCATGACGTCATCCATGCTTTTCAGATTTCCCTGGCTGTCCTTGACGCTGATCCCGAGCTGGGCGAAAGCCTCCCCGGCTGAAGAGTTTGCATCCTTGGCGGCATCCATTGTTTTCGTGAGCTTTGCGGCAGCAGTTTCCAGTGCCTCGAAAGGCGTTCCGGTCTGATCGGCGGCAAACTTCAGTTCCTGCAGTCGGTCGGTGTTGAGGCCGGTCTTTGCGGATAAGTCGTTGAATTCCGAGGCGGTCTCCGATGCTTTTTCGGCTAGACCAAAAAGGGCAACTGCGCCGCTTGCAGCTGCTGCTCCAATGACGGCTCCGGCTTTCAAGGCCGCTCCGCCCATTGTTGCGAGCTTTCCTCCGACGCCTTCGGCTTTTTCGTCGATTTTACAGAGGCTTTCGGTCGCCGCCTTTTCTTCGACCAATACGCTGCCGAAAAGCTTAAAAATTTCCATTCACTCACCTCCCCAGTGTCCGCCTTATTTCCATCGCCTCGGCTATGATTTCCTCTGCCGGCCGTTGGCTTATCGGTTTGCTTTTTACAAAGAAGTCCGAGAATGGCACGAAATTGTCCTGGCTCATATATTGGTATTTTGCTAGCCACATTTGCCATGCCTTCCGTTCTTCTGCTTGCTCCATTTCCTCGATGGCCAGCTTGACGATGAATTTCAGCGGCAATCCCTCAAGCGCTGCCCAATGCCGTGAAAGCATGGAAAATATCCTGGGAAATCCTGCTTTACGGCTTATTTGAAAAAATCCATAACTCCATCCTGCTGGACCAGTTCCATCAGAAGCGCTCCGATTCCCTTGATTGAGAGGGCTCTAATTTCATCCGCGGTTTTTCCGGTCGTTACGGTCAATAACTGGATGATCTCGTTTTGGCCTTGTGGATCTTCTTGATGAATGTACTTAGAATTGCTGTGCCATACTCTTTTTGCAGCTGCTTGATCTGCTCGGCGTTTTTCCCCCTCGTGTCAGGCGGCGCCGGCATTATAAAGTCCATCTTGTCGGCGATTTCCGATAAAATAAATAGCTCGTCTGTGCTTAGCTTCTTCAAAATATTCCCTCCCTGGAAACACAGAGGGGCGATATGCCCCTCTGTGTCTGTTTATCAAGCGATGTCGGTCATTGTAACGGTAACGGCTTCGACGCCATCCACGGTAACAGCGCCGAAATAAGTCTGCTTGCCGCCGGAAATGACCGAGAACGGGATGTTCGTGCCGACAGCAACCCCGGTAAATGCCGCGATGCCGCCTGCAATGGTAACCACAGTCTGATTGTTGAAGGAAACCGAGGCGCCGACGATCGGGGTAGCTCCGGAGTCTTTGACGGTAAAGGTGACAGTGTAAGTCGTGCCCTTGGCGAATTCTACTTTGTAGGGCGAGGTCGTCTTGGAGGCCTCGTCATAGGTTCCGGTGAAAGTCAGCGCCGCCACGACCTCATCCTTGGCCTTAAACGCCCAGTCGAGGTTTTCCAGGTTGATTGCGTTCTGCAGTTCGATATATATCTGCTGGCCTGCCTGGTTCTTCCCGGTGAAGGTCACATAGTTGTAATCCGCCGTTGCGATCGTGACGGTGCTTGTCAGCACGTCCTTGCCGCTGTCGGCGGTATTGAGGTTCATGCCCGGGTAGAACTTCGTCAAGTTGCCTCTGAGGAGTTCAAGGCTGTTTACGGTCAGCTTGGGAACTTCCTTGACCAGCCGCAGCCTGCCTTTGACCGGTCCAAGGTCTCCATCGGCTTCGATTTGACGGATGTCCCGTTCTATCGAGAACTTGCCGCCGCCTCGCACGACGCCGATATCGACCATAGCGCCCAGCGATGCGCCGACCGCGAATACGCCTTCGCCTAAAATGATGTCATCCATTTAATTGCCCCCTTCGTATACTTTGATTTGAAAGATATATTTGCGCCGCTGGAGCCTGGATTCTTTTTCTTCCGGTTCCAGCCGGTTGTCCAGTCGGATAATGAATGCCAGGTCTCCGGAGACGATGGCCTTCTTGTTTAAGACTAGTTCTGCGTTGTACATCAGCGTCTCAAGGGCCAATGTATTCTGATCATCGTCCCATCCGTCCACATCGAGGACGAATTGCTCCAACTCGCCGTCACTTGTTGAGTTCGGCAGTGCAAAGACAAGGTACGGAAAAACGGCCCCGACTTTGGCGTCTTTATAGTAGACGCGGTCATGGATGGCGCTGAGCGCCGATTGTATGGCCGTTCTGATGGCCGTCACTCTATTCGTCGTCATTGTCTCCCTCCGCATCCTCGTCGATGACCGAGAGCGCCTTGTTTTCGTTCTCGATGTAACTTAAATAGACGCCCTCGATCTTCCGGATCTCTTCGATGTTCTCGTAAACCGTATCCCTGAGGAACGCGCGCTTTGGCTAGTTCTTTGTTCCGAGCTCCTGCTGTTCGCCGTACCAGGTGCCATGTTTGACGCCGATTTGCAGGTCGCATTCTTTCTTTCTGACCCAATATTGGAACGCGTTGGATACGCGCTTACTCTTTATTAGGCCGCGCAGCTTCCTTGCTTTCGCCCTGATGCGCTTATTCGTCAGTTTCCCGACATCTCTGAGCGCTGCCCGCGTCAGTTCGCTGATCAGATAGTTGACGCGGTCCACATTTGAAATGTATTCGACGCCGTCTCTCTTGATTTTTATTGCGCTTTTCGGTACCGGCATCAGATCACCAGCCCTTGGCAGACCAGCTCGGTGATTTCCATGTTCTTGTCATAGGTTCTTATGACTTTGTATCTTGCTCCATCGCTCGTTTCGGCCAGTTTCTGCCCGGCATAGTCCGCGGACCTGACTTCAAACATGATTTCAGGCTGAAGCCCGGCCGCCTGCGCCTGATAAAACTCGCTTTGCCGAATCGATTTCCGGTTGGCGTAGACGCTCGACTTGGTTTCCGACGGGATCCTGTCCCCTATCGCGTTCGTTGTTTCCGTAATGGCAATCAGGGAGATGGCTTCACACCACAGCATGTCACTCACCTACCAATGCAATCGCCACGCTCGCGCTCGCGGACACATCCAGCTCGCCCTCTTGCATGACATAGCCGTCGGCCGTGACCGTGTATTCCTGGTCATATCCGGCCTTGACGCCTTCGAAGATCGCAACCCCGGACGAATTGGTTTGCTTCGTTTCATTGTTGAATGTGATTTCCGCGCCGCTGACGGCTATCTCACCCTCTTTTACTGTGAAGGTGATGGCGAAGTAAGCATACGCCATTGTCAGGGACAGGGTGGCCTTGAGCCCCTCATATATGGCAATGAGTTTGTCTCGCTCTGGGTTGTCGAGCCCGAAATATGCCTTGCAATAGGCTTTGATTGCGGTGCTCACGAGAGCATCTGTGTCGTCTGTGGCTTTGGCTGCAATGATCCCGGAAAGCGCCAGGTCAGCCTTCGCTGCAGCGATCAGCCCCGATATTTCTCCGACGATGCCGGAATCGGTCGTCTTTACTCTAAGAACCGCTTTTACATCATCCAGAAAGGCCATTCCCCCACCTCCATTTCAAAAAGATTTGGGACGGCAGAAGCCGCCCCGGTATCAGCCTTAGGACAGAGCGCGGGTGTATTTGTTGAATGCTTCCAGGTTGGTCGGTTTCCCGTCGGCAAGCGCCATCGCCCGGTATACGACAGAGCCGTTGCGGAAGCCGATGCTCTTGTCGTTCTCGATGGTGATGTCCTGCGCCCAGTTCAGATGGTAGTTCTCCAGATTGCCGAAGATCAGGGTGTCGGCAGCTATGTAGTCGTCCAGAATTACGGGATATCCAAGGATCTTGTACTGCAGGGCGTTCTGTGCATCTACGCCGATGCCTTCGGTGGCCAGCGCGGGGATGACGTCGCCGAAGTACAAAGCGGAGGGCATCACGAACACAGCGCCGTTGCGGTATTCGCTGGAGGGAAGGTCTGCGATGATCGTCACCAGGTCAGTGAAGGTCATGCCAGCTTTGGTGAAAGTGCCGGTATTGGTGATGACGCCGGAGTATGCAAGGCCAGTGGGTTGTCCGGAGCCGGTGCCGTTCAGAATGGCATTGTCGATGGCCTTGGCCATCTTCTTGGCCAGCGCTGCAACCAGGAAAGCCTCAAACGCAGGAATGGCCATAACGGAAACGTCCGCGCCGATCTCAATGGTCTTGATCAGCTTATAAGCCGCCAGGGATACCGAGTCGTAAGAGTCCTCGCTGTCGGTGGCTGCGGTGCCCATTGCGGTCCAAGCTGCGTCATTCTTGGCGTTTTCTCTAGGCAGGGTCAGGTTCCCGGGGATGCTGGATTTGGAGATGTAGGGATAGAGAACAGAGGTCTGTTCCAACTTCTCAATGATCTTGTTCAGGGTCTGAGTGGGGATCACACTTGCCGCGCTGACAACGGTATTTTCCTGAGGCGTCAAGGCTTTGCCCTGCAGCTTCTTCAGGTAGGCATTGCGGTATTCGTCGGTGGCGGCGACTTCCGCGGGGGACATGGTGGCAATATCCATTTGTTTCAAAACTTCCATTTTCTGTACCTCCTCAATTTTGACAGATTTGTTCTCAAGGTTCACGATCTCGGCCTTATCCTTTAAGGCGGCCAGGTTGGCCTGGGCCAGTTTTTCGGCTTCCCATTTGTTGTCAATCGCCTCAACCTCCCCCATCTTTGCTTCTGCCTCCTCGGCTTTTCCGGCGGTGATGAGGCTTTCGCATTCGGCGAGCAAGGCCGCCCTCTGTTCGATATAAGTCGTTTTGTCCATTACTTTTCTCCCTTCAGTTTCAAAAGCCGAAGCTTTGATTTTTGCAATAAAAAATCCGATCCATTCTGAACCGGACTCTTGATTGTATTACGCATTTTATTGATGACCTCCGGCGGCAGCAGGGGCGAACCGCCATAGCTTGCCGCCAGCTTGATGCCATCCTCAAACATGACCTCGTCGATCAGTTTGTAATCGAGTGCCTTTTGCGGGGAAAGCCATGTCTCATTGTCCATGAGTTTGAGCAATTCCTTCTGGCTCATACCGCTTTTGATGCGGTAAGCGTTCGAGATGGTCTCATTGGCGTTCTTTAAGACCTCGGCCATGTGTTCCATGTCTCTATAATCGCCCTGCGCGCAGGAGAAAACATTGTGGATCATCATCTGCGCCGTCGGCGACATGAAGACTTTCTTGCCGGCCATCGCAATGATGGACGCTGCGCTTGCTGCGATCCCAAGGATCCTGACGGTCACGTTTCCATGATAGGATTTTATGGCCGTATAGATTTCGGACCCGGCAAAAACGCTGCCGCCGCCGGAATTGATGTCCACCTCGATGTCCTCGCCGTTGGCGTCCATGATTTCCTTGTCTACCGACTTCGGACTCGTGGACTGTATCCCGAAGTATTCATAGATCCATTGCTCGTCACTCGATACGATCGATCCCTTGATGTTGACCTTTGCCATTTATTCACCCCCTTTACTCAGTCGTCGGGCGAGTATCAAGCCGTCTGATCGGCTCGTCGCCTCCTTGGATCGGCGCCATGTTCAATACGTCCCTGACGTCGTTCGGTGTCATGATTCCGCGGTCCACATATGCAACTAAGCCCAGTTTGGTCTGCATTGAAGCGAATGTCAGGTTCGATGATTCAAAAATTATTTCATTGCCAAAGCCCCTTTCCCGGCGTGTGAACAGTTTCCGAGTGAATTCATTGCTTAACTGGACCACGTCCGGCTCGATGCTGGTTTCATAGTAGGAGATCCATTCATCTTCAGACTGTCTGCCCTGGATGATCTTCTCATTCGTGTTGAAGAAAGAATATATCCGCTGGACCGTTCTATCCATTTGCGCTGCGTTCGGGACATAATCTTTCGGGTCGACTTGCTTGGCGTCCATTTTGGCGTCGACCGCAGCTGCTCCTACTGTGTCGCTTTCGATGTTCAGATAGTTGTTGATGAATTCCTGGGTGTTCTTCTTGATGTCCTCCGGGCGCAGCGTCTGATTGAATTTCAGCAGCCATTTTACGATGTTAGAATTTTTAATGGCCTTGACGATGCCCTGGTCCGTCGTTGTCACGATCTCCATGAGCGGTGTCAGCGCCTCGGCCGGCGAATCTCCGAAAACATCGTTGTTGTTGAAGTCCTTTCTCAGATGGATGATGTCCAAATATCTGAAGGTCACATATTTGCCGCTCTTTAATGTGAACCTCAGAAACAATTCTCCGGCGTCGTTCTGAAGGGCCTCGCAGTTTGTTGCCGTAATCGGATATATCTCCGTTGGGAATCCGTTTTCGTCTCGGTTGATATAGGCGAATGCGTTGTTATTCAGCTCCAGGTGGGTTGCCAGCTTCTCCTGCATCTGCTGCCCGGTCATATACGGGTTTGGCTCCTCCAGAAGGAATCGCATATATACGTCCGGATTAACTTTAATGTCCTTCGTTCCGTCCTTCAGCACAGTTTTGCGGATGTGTTTGCCGACCGCCTTGCCGACCGCTCTCGCCTTTGGCCTGATGGCAGCTCTCACGATATCGGATTGATACAAATTGCCGCCCCACATATAAAAGCCGTTTCCGGAGTCAGTGATCATTTTGTAGCTCGTTACCGTGACCGCCCGGTTTTTGAACCGGTCAAAAAATCCCATGCTCTCACCTCCTTAAATCAGATTCTTATAGTCCTCCTGATGGCGGTCCAATGCAATATAGGCGTCCATCAGGCTGGCAACGCCGTCGATTCTTCTCCGCTGGTTGCTTGTCTTAATCAAGGAAATGTTGTTGTTCTTATCGATGTCGATGGCCGCATTCGACAAGCACCATTTCAGGATTGGGTGATTGTTGTAGTTGATCCTCTTCGCTTCAAGGTCGGCGGCGAAATTCTTCATTGGGCTGGACATCGTTTTCTTACCCTGGATAACCGGCTCAGTCGATTCCTTGCCGAAGTTCAGCTGGAGCTCATCGACGATGTAGGTGCTGTTCCATGAGTCGTAGCCTATTTTGTAAATGTAGCAATCGAAATCGTTTTGAACTTCGAGGAACCATCCGACAACGTCTTTATAGTTGATCTTGTTTCCTTCGCTCAGCCTTAAAAGCCCTTGCTCGTGCCAAAGGTCGTATGGTATCTTGTCTTCCTTGACTCTTTGGTCTAGCAAGTCGGCCGGCAGCCAATACATCTGTTTGACATAAAGCGTTTCATCCCCCGGAACCCTGAATATAGTCGTTGCACAGGTCAGGTCGGTAGTCTCTGAAAGATCAAGGCCGCCGATGCAATAGCGCGGCTTAAGCTTCTCGATGTCATACGTTGCCGTGTTGTTCAGCTGCTCGAAGGTCAGCCAGGATTCGGAAGAGGTTTCCCGGATGTTGAATTCCTTGCAGACCAGGTTTTTGACAAGAATCGGATTGGCTTTTGCTTTCTCTACCTTTGCGGCCAGCGTCTTTTCATTTTTAATGGTGCCCAGCCCAGGATTGGCTTTCTTCCAGGCTTTGGGATCCATCCACTCGTTCCGTGAATCCAGCTCGTAGATAAATGCGATGAAGTGGTCGTCGTGGTATCCTTGCGGATCGAAATATCCGTTGATAACCCGCTCCGCCTCGGCGTATTTCTCGTCGTATATGTCTTCGCGGATCTTGCCGGCGGTCGATGTGATCAGAATGAGCGGCTGCTCTCTCGCGGTCGTTCCATCGGCCATGATGTCGAACAGCGCCTTGCCGTTTTTCCATTGGTGGATCTCATCCATGAGGCAGCCGTGAACATTCAATCCGTCGAGGGTGTCACTGTCGGAAGCCAGGGGTTTAAACACGCCATCGTTGAAATCGCTGTCCATCTCTCCGACCAGTGCCCGGATGCGTTTCCGCAGCGCAGGCGATTTGTTACGCATGCGTTTCGACTCAAGCCAGATGATCCTCGCCTGGTCCTTTTTCGTAGCGACAGCGTACACTTCCGGACCGGCTTCGCTGTCGCCGATTTGCAGGTAGAGCCCGACGATGGAGGCAATGAGCGACTTGCCGTTCTTTTTCCCGACAATCAGGATCGCTTCTCTGTATTTGCGGTTTCCCTCGATGTCAACGAAACCGAAGATGGTCGCCAGCATTGCCTTTTCCCAAAGCTCCAGGACGACCGGCTGGCCGCCGTATTTGCCCTTGCTGTGATGGCAGTAGTTTTCGGCGAATTCAAGTATATGGTTCGCCCTTGCGTAGCTATAAAAAAACTCACTGCTTTTATCAGTGAGGTCAGAAACGATTTTCTTATAGGTCCGGCGGATCTTGTCTCCGACGATTTCGGCACCAGATTCGATCGCCAGCCAATATTCAAGAATCGGGTTGTAGTCGGCCGTGTATTTCTTCACAGGTCATCACGTCCACCGATGAAGCTGTCGAATCCGTCATCCTTGGGCTTGATCTCAACCTTGGGGACGAGGTCGGACAGCTGTTTGATGATGCACTGATAATTCTTATTCATCGAGTTATAGAGCCTTGCGACCGGTCGCTCCCTTTCATAGGGTTCGCACTTATCGGACTGGGTAAATAGCTCGACATAGCCCTTCTCGTCAAGGTCAGCCTCATAGTCCTCCAGGGTTGTGCGCATATAAGCGGCCCGCTGGATCAGTCCGTCGATGATCGCCTTGCTATCTTTTGGTATGTTTTTATAGATTCTTCGAAGTCGCTTTTCTTCGTTTGAGATTCGCGCTTGTTTTGTTAAAACCTCAGAACCGCTCAAAAATATCACCTCTTTTTTGGGGCAGGGGGCTTCGCGCACGTCCTGCGTATTTTTTGAAAGGGCACTCATCGGTCACTCTTCACAAAGTATTTGCCATTTCAATGGGGGGAGTGTGCGTTCATCTACTTAAACATACTGCCACTTGTATCCACCGCTGCTTTTGCTTAGTCCCTGTGCACAATTAGACACCGCGCTTTTATTTAAGCCAAGGCGCTCCGCATCAACAGCCCCATTTAAGACTATGATGCTTTTATTGACTAGGCTTATGCCTATTGTTTTCTTCTTATTCTTTTCTGAGTATCTTTGTATTCTCGTTCCGTAACTTCGGTTGTATTGTGTCGTGCACCATTCGAGATTATCAATGGCGTTATTGCGTTTGTTTTCGTCTTTGTGGTTAATCTCTGGAAGGTTGTTTGGATTGGGTATGAATGCTTCAGCAACCAGCCTGTGTAAGTATTTTGTGGCGTAGTTCCTTTTGCCCTTAGAAAGGTTATATCTTAAATATCCATTTCCATTGTCCACAGGAGATAATATATGCCCACTGTTGTTTTTTACGCGCCCCAGGCTGCTCACCCTGTATAATCCTTCATATCCTAGGGCGTCTTTCCATGTCTCCATTTTAACCTCTCCTTTATTTATAAATAAAAAAAGAGGCGGCCAGTGTCTATCTGACAAGCCCCAAATTAGAGTCTTATTAATTCACCGCGCTCATTAAAGCATAAGCCATCCTGGGTGCTGCCCTTTCCAGATCCGTGATGAGTGTAATTGTGGCAGTCCTGGCAGAGCAATTCAAGGTTGTCCCATCCTAAGGAAATGCTTTGGTCCTTGATGTTCTCTGCGGTCAGTTTTGTCTTGTGATGGACTATCTTGCCTGGTGTGATCCTTCCCACCCTTAAGCAACGCTGACACAACCCGTTTACGTTTGCGATATATCCCACTCTGCATTTCTGCCATTCTTGTGATCTATAGAACTGCTTTGCATAGTCTTGTGCCATGTTCGCCTCAAATAAAAGGGGTCGCATCTCTGGGTAAATGGTTCCAATAAGTAATGCATAAAGTGTTTTTGTTTGTCAAAACGGTTTAAAGAATAAGAGGTATCGAAACTGGGGCCCCTTATTCTTTTTGTGGATTGTGAGAAAAGAGTTTTGATTTTAACAAAGACAGATATAATAGACATAGAAGGACCTGATGCGCTAACATCAGGCCCAGCGGTTATAGCTTGGTTCGAAATCAACTTCGAAAACAGAGATAATCTGTGTAAACCGTACAGGTTATTTTCACTTTGAAGAAACAATCAGCACATCTAAAATATGGTGATTTGATCTAAAACAATAAAATCGGATACCGTATAGAAATTGGGAGGATTTATTATGGAAATAGCACATTATCCCTTAGAAGTAAAATCTAACAAAGTGCTATTACCAGGGCAATACTGGGCAATCCCACTAAAATCAGGAAGATTTGCATGTGGGCGTGTTATTCAACTACCCCCCAAAGGGGATAAACGAACAACGTGTTTTTTGGCAGGACTTATGGATTGGATTAGTGATGAACCACCGACCGCAGAGTCTCTAAAGGGCAGGAAGACTATTGCTCAAGGTGATGTCCACATCAAAACAATACGTGAGACAGGTAAAGTCATTTTAGGTATAAGAAGTTTAGATTTGGATGAAATACAACCTGATATATTTGTATCAGAAGGAATATACTCAGAGAATACATGGCTTCAAAGGGGTTATGAAACTGTGAGACTTGCCACGGCGGATGACGCGAAGAAATATCCTGTTTTTCCAACATGGGGATACAAAGTGATTTATGTAATCGCGGAACATCATTTCGGATGAAAATCTCATTTGGGATCGGCATTACATGCTAAGTATCTATCTTGTGGGAATAGGCTCTGGTATTTTGGGCGGTAATACCTGTAAATGCGTAGTGATTTTTGGGCCTTTTATTAGGCAGCTTCTGCATTTGTTCTTGTTGCTGCCCAAATAATCGGCTAAACAGCGCTGACATAACCCATTCATGCTGGCGATATATTCTGCCCTGCATTTCTGCCACGCCATTGATTTATAGAATTGCTTCGCAAAGTCTTGCGCCATGCTCGCCTCAATACATCTGGCTACTGCCCAACAAACGATGCAGCCTAAACAAAAAGGGCCGCATCGTTGCAAACCCTATAGGAAGGAATCCTTGGTATTGGATACCTCCTCACAATATAACATTACCTTATTTTTCTTGGACATTGTTGGACATCTTCTCGAGTTTGTCTCCAAACGACATTGTAATTTTCTCTATAGTCAATCAAGTAGATTTTCAATTCACTACTTTTTATGAAGATATCATCATCGTTTTGTTGCAGAGTGCGGCAATAGCAATTTCAAATTGGTGTTGGATACTAAACTATCATAGTGGTTGCTTCCAGATTGACACTATACGTATTAAAACGTATCGAAAATATTGACAATACGTTTTAATACGTATAGTATAATAACTGAACCAGGCTTTAAGGGGGTGGTAAATGACTGTAAGAGATATCATCAAAATACTCAGAAATGCTGGATGGGAAATTATAGAAGGTAAAAAGCATCATCTAGCAATCCACAAAGATCATCCTGGTAAAAAAGTTCCTATACCGCGTCATAAAGGAGACATACCAATCGGTACAGCGCAGGCCATACTGAAGCAGGCTGGTATTGAAGACTAAAAGCAAGGCAGTCATACGAGAGAACGCAGAAAAAATGAATAGATGAAAAAAGCAGAAAATCAAAATAGCGAAAATTATAAAATAGCAAAACAGAAATAAGTGAACGAAATGCGTAAAATAATGAAAAACAAAACAGAAAGGGGCGCAAGGCTATGAAGTATGTATATGCTGCAGTTCTTACGCCTGCACCAGAAGGATATCAGGTTATAGTACCTGATTTGCCTGGTTGCGTAACTTATGGTGAAAATCTCTCCGAGGCTCTCGATATGGCAAAGGATGCTATCGAAATGTGGTTATGGGACGCCGAGAACAAGAAAGAAGCAATACCTCAAGCATCAGGGATTGAATTGATATCACAAAAACGTCCAGAAGACAGTATTGTGAATTTAATAGTCGCGGATACTGATGCTTATCGAAGGGAAAATGATTCAAGAGCAGTTCGGAAAACTGTAACAATTCCTGCCTGGCTCGATTATCAAGCCGAATTGTTCAATGCACCATTTTCTCAACTCCTTCAAGAAGCTCTAAAGCAATATTTGGGACTCGAACCGAAAAAGCGAAAAAAAGCAATGGGAGCACTTAACGCTTAAAGGCGCAAGGTGCTCCTGGTCCACCCTCGAAAAGAAAGAGCATGTTCCCTTTGAACAGGCTCTTTCTTTTCGTATATGGCAGATATGTTTTGTTTACTAAGTCGAGTTGTTTCTGTGAAACTTGAAGAAATAGATATATATTTGAAGATGTCTATTATAGGAATTTGCATATTTTTTAGATATCTCTGACCATTTTTTTAATTATCTCTCCATGTAGCCTCGTGACCTGCCGGACTGAATAATTGAGCTCTTGAGCAACCTGATTCCAGCTTAAGCTATGTAGGTATTTTAACCTAATCAAAATCTGTTCTCTCGGGTTCAGTTGATCAATTGCATCCTCTATCTGTTTCCTTCTGAAAATAAGACTCTCCTGTTTCCCTTCTAGCAGCTTGCTCAGGTCGACTATTTGGGCAACGATGCCGGACAATCTATCTTCCGAGCAGTTGCCATGCGGCATTCCATCAGGTCTGGTTCGACCTTCAGCTTTACAGCGAAGCCGCTCAATTTCCTCAGCAAGCTTCTCGGCGCCACGAACAATTTCCCGATAATTTTTTAGTTCGGATTTGTTCAATAATAGCATCTCCTTTTTTTATATTTAAGACATATATTTTCGAAAATCTTCCTGCTGACCGTCTTTTGATCTATTGACCTTATATATTTTTATGGTTCATTTCAAGCTTGTATATTATAATAAATATAAAATTAAGTGGTTGAGGTGATTTTATGTTTGAAGGTGCGGATAAATTTCTAGACTCTGCAGGAAAAGTGCTAGATACTGTCCCCGAGATATATGGTGATGGGATAAAAGCGACAGTAACACAAACTGGCAACTTCCTTGGTAGAATCCCGCGAGCAATAAATGCAGCCCTGAGCCCCTTAGATATCTGGATTGCAAACCGAGAATATGCTGTTGAAGAAACAAAAAAGCTCTTGGCAATTAAACTTGATAAGATTGATCCTGAAAAAATCGTGTCCCCTGAACCCTATGTTGCGGTTCCTGCTATTCAGGCACTATCTTATTCAATGGACAGTGAAGAACTTCGAAATATGTATGCAAATTTAATTGCCAGATCCATGAACATGGACGAAAAAATAAATGTTCATCCTTCATTCGTTGATATTATTAAACAAATTTCACCATTAGATGCTAATGTTTTAAAATCAATTTGTGAATCGGATGTAAGACCAATTATCAGTTTTGTTTCAAAAAGTGTAGATGGGAAAGGTGAAAAAACTCTTGCTCGTCATTTAACATGGTTGCCTTTTGCAACAATGAATCATATAAGCGTTTCTCTCGATAATCTACAGAAATGTGGTCTTATTCAAATATTGGATGATAAATCCTATGTTGAAAAGAGTAACTATGATCATGTGAGGAAATCTCGCTTCTATTTGTCCGTCAGAGATACTTTTAAGGACAGTGCTGATCGGAAAACCATAGAAAAAGAAGGACACATAGAAATCACAGATTATGGTATGTCCTTTTTTAATATCTGCGTTAAGGACGTCTGATATTTGTATTCCGAAAATTATTTAGTCCTTTTATAAAAGATGGTGACTCACGATGAGTCCCCGTACTAATTTGGTAATTTGTTCAGGGATCGTTAAAATGAGTCTAATTTATAATTCTTTACCACTTCAAACCAATCTTCGGCAAGCATGGTCACCAGCCATGACTTGCCATTTTTTCTATGTGCCACGATTGGCACCTTGCCTTGGCAATCCCTCACAGACTGCTCCATAGCAAGGCCGACGTTCAATGCCTCAACCCTCTTGACCTCGATATGGACTCCAGGAAGACCGACAACATCCTCACCTTCTATGCCACTAAACTGCTGTCCTCGTCGGCAGTCATAGCCGTGATCCCGGCACAGCTTGGCAAATTCACGTTCACCGGTCTTCCCCTTGTTACGGCTATTTTTGCTCATACAACACCTTCCCAGTTCCTATTCCCTCTTTCAACAGGACGTAGTATATTATTTTCTTTTCTTTTATTTACTTTACTTTTCTTTGTGGGATTATTGAAGGCAAAACAGGGGGTTTTCGGGTCCATAACTCTGTTTTGCATCTCAAAACTCGGGGTTTTGGGTGAATTTATATAAGGCTCCTCATTTTTTTCATCGAGCAACCAATAGTCAGATATGTTTGGTCTACGTCCTTTGGCTTTCAGGTAACGCCGCTGGATACCGACAGAGGTGATCACGCCTTGCGACAAGAGGCCTTTTTGGAATAGACCTATATCCGCACAATAGAGGATCACTTGTTTGACCGCTTCTTTAGACCGCACCCATCGGTTTCCCATGGATTTAATCAATTTAATCGCTAATCTGTCAATCTCAACTTCGAGATAATAGCCCTTATCCCGATAGATCATGCAAAGGATCCGGATATAAATTGATTCACCTAACGGCCCATGCTCATTCGACAATTCGTCGATTTTGAGGTCCTCATACAGATCCACATCAAAAGAGAAGTAAGATAATCCCTCTTTCTGTGGCCTTACCAAGCAGCTTCGCCTCCTTCAGATTATCTCCACGGGGGGATCGCTCCCCCGCATGGACTTTGAGCAATCATCGCTAATTACTGATCTCTCCATTTTCGCAGTCTTGGCCATTTTCATTATTCGCTTGATTGCTTTCCTCAGTGACCGAATAATCCGCTTCAAAATATGCCACCGGCACTTCATACATATCTTTGTCGATTTGTGTCTTGATCGTTTCATCGGAAGCACAGGCTCGAACGAAGTCGGATTTCAATGGCGCGTATTTCAAAACCGACTTCAAGACCGTTTTCTTTGCCATCTCCTCAAAGTTCTTAATCCAAGGACTGTAGGCGCTGTTATAGGACTGGCTGTATTTCTTCGCATGCTGTCGGATATCCTCGACGCTTGATACCTCGAAACAAGAGCCGCCGTCTTTGGTCTTGAAAAGAGCGTAAAACCAAATCGGCTCTCCACGATCGGCTTTTGCAGGTTTATGCTTAAGATCCGAATGCAGACCATATTCAAAGTCGAACTCATCCTTTTCATAGACCACCCGGGCTTCGATGCTGTTAATCTCGCCGCTGCGGTGAGCCAAGTCAATCAGCCCTTTATAGCCAAGCTGGAATTGGCAATCCAGGCTCCCTTTGTTCAAGTAAGGAATCAGATAAGCCTGCCCTAACGGTGTGTTCGGTTCAACGCCCAGCTGCGCGGCATTCATCATGGCTGCCAGAAAGCTTTGAGGCGTCGTCTGGGCTAGTTTAGGGTTGGCCGATAGGGCAGACAAAGTTATTCGAGTGAACCGCTCCGGAGTGATCGCCG